GGTCAAGGGTGGCTTGGCTCGGTTGAGTGTCCTCCGATGGTGCGCGCCGACGCCGAGCAGGTCATCGCATTCCTGTTGGCTGCGCAGCGTGGCACGTTCTACTTTCAAGACTACGCAAATCCGACCCGACGTGGCACGGTAACAGGCACGCTGACCGTCGCCAGCGCTACCGCGAACAGCACGACGCTCGGCATCTCTGGTGCTACTGGCACGTTTGCGGTCGGTGACTGGTTGCAGATCAGCACCTCGCTTTACAAGGTCGTTCAAGTCAACTCAAGCAGCTCGGTCGACCTTTTCCCGGTGCTGCGGTCTAGCTACACGGCAGGAACGTCAATCGTCTACTCGAACGCAAAGGGGCTTTTCCGTCTTGGCGCCAATCAGGTCGACTGGTCGATTGAGTTGGCCGGCATCTACGGCATTTCGTTTTCTATCGTTGAGGAGATCCCGCAATGAGCATCACCGCCGCAGGACGCACGATGACCGCCGGCATGGTGTCGGAAGTCACGACCGCGCAGCTTTCACCGATTCTGCTAGTCGACATGGCTTTCTCGACTCCGGTTTATCTGTGGACCGGATATGGGACTTTGACTTACGCAGGCAAAGCATACCTCGGAACAGGCGACATGGGAACGATTGCGCCACTCGAGGAGACGACGGATCTCTCGGCGCGTGGTCTGATGTTTCAGCTTTCGGGCATTCCGACTGCCTTCATCTCGCTGGCGCTTAATGAGAACTACCAAGGCAGAAGTTGCTCGGTTCAGCTTGGCGCGCTATCGACCACGGCTGGACTGATCGCTTCGCCAGTTACCGTTTTTCTAGGTCGCATGGACGTGATGGCAATCTCGGACGACGGCGAGACTGCACAGATCACGATGAGCGCCGAATCTCGGCTAGTGGATTTTAGGCGCGTGAAGGAGTCGCGCTACACCGACGAGGAGCAAGGAACGATCGACGCGACCGACAAGGGCCTGGAGTTCGTCAATGCAATCCAAGAAAAGACGATCTACTGGGGCAGTCCTAATCCCACAAATCCTGGGTTGTGGAACGGCGGCAACGATGCGCCGGAAACCGATCGGAATCCTGACCGCATCATATGAGCCGAGCGGACAACTGGCGCACGCTTTTGGCTGACTTTATCGAGGCACGTCGCGAGCGCGCCTTTGAGTGGGGTTCGCACGACTGCTGCCTGTTCGCTGCCGACTGGGTCGCGCTTGTTACAGGCAAGGATCCAGCGATAGCGTTTCGCCAGTCCTACTCGTCGGCAATGGGAGCGCATGACATCTATACCCAGTTCGGTGGTGTTCCTGCGCTGGTGAGGAATTGCCTTCGTGATGCTGGATTTGTGCGCGTGTCGCAAGAGCAGGCATCGGCTGGCGATCTAATCGTCCGCGAGTCAGGCCAAGGCAAGTGCGTTGGCATCGTCCTTGGACTAAACAGCGCCTTTGTAGGGGAAGACGGCTTACGTTTCGCGCGTACCGACGAGGATCCCGACGCTACATTCTGGAAATTCTGATCCATGCCGACGCTAATCGTAAACGCTGCTTACTATCTTTGGCTTGGCCTCAAGACGGTCGGCATCGCGATCTCGGAGGCAACCGCGATCTTCATCGTCAAGAGCATCGCTGTCATCGGCGCGTCGATGGCTACATCGAAGCTGCTTGCGCCGAAGATGCCGAGTATGGCCGACTCGCTCGGCTCGCGAGGTCAGATGATCCGCTCACCGATTGCAGCGCGACAAATCATCTATGGTCGAGCGAAGGTCGCCGGAGCAATCGTTTATCTGTCCACGACCGGAACAAAGAACGAGTTTCTGCATATGGTCTTGGCAGTTGCCGGCCATGAGGTCGAGGAGCTTGGCGACGTCTACTTCAACGAGGACCTGGTCCTAACTGGCGCCGGCGACGGCAGCGCGACTGGCAAGTATGCTGGGTATGCTGAGATCTACAAGAAGCGCGGTGCATCTGGTCAGACTGCTTTCGCAACGCTAATCACCGACACAGCGAGCCTAACCAATGGTAAGTGGACTTCTGACCACAAGTTGACCGGCATTGCGTGCGTTTATGTCCGACTCAAGTGGAACACCGAAGTCTTCGTCGGCGGCATTCCGAACGTTTCGTTGATCGTCAAGGGCAAGAAGGTCTACGACCCGCGCACAGCCACGACCGCTTATTCGACCAACTCGGCGCTGTGTCTGCGTGACTACCTGACGTCGTCGCTTGGCATGGCGATGTCATCGAGCGAGATTGACGACACAGCCTGCACGGTCGCTGCGAATGAATGCGACGAGCAGGTGCAGATCCTGCCGGTCTCGCCTACCACCTACGAAAAACGCTACGAGACCAACGGCGTGATCTCGACCAGCGAATCTCCCGACGCTGCCATCGCAAAGCTGCTGTCGGCAATGGCTGGTCTGACCGCCTACTCGTCGGGTCAGGTTGTGATGTATGCTGGGACGTATCAGATCCCGACGATCAGCCTAAGCGAGAAGCACTTTGTCGGTCCTCTGTCGGTCACGACGCGAACCAGCGCTCGCGACCGCGTAAACACGGTTAAGGGCGTCTACGTCTCGGAGGAGAACCAATGGCAACCGTCCGACTTTCCGGTCATCACGTCCGCAACCTACGTCACGCAGGACAACTCGATTAAGTACACGCGCGACGTGTCGCTGCCGTTCACGATCTCGCCATCTTGCGCGCAGCGCTTGGCAGTCATTGAGCTGCGACGTGCGCGTCAGGAGATTGTGCTGACCGCTCGCTTCCGCCTGGAGGCAATGCAGCTACGCGCCGGCGAGACCGTGATGATCTCCAACAGCAAGCTCGGATGGACGAACAAGGTTTTCGAGATCATGGAATGGCGATTCGTTGCAGACGGTCAGCCGCCGCAGCTTGCGGTCGACATGACTCTGCGCGAGATCGACTCGACCGTATACTCATGGACCGTCTCGGATGAGATCGCGGTTGCTGATGCGAAAAACACGACGCTGCCTAATCCGTTCACGATCGCTGCACCGACGTCGCTGTCGCTAGTGGCAGATGGCACGACTCAGCAGTACCAAGCAGACGGCACCGCGTTGCCGCGTATCAGAGTCTCATGGTCCGCGCCGTCCGAGGAGTTCGTGCAGTCAGGCGGCTTCGTCGGCATTGAGTACAAGGAGACGACGTCCACGACGTACCTGACTTGGGCGCGCGTTCCGGGAGATCAGACGCTGGAGTATATCAGCTCCGACGTTCGAATCGGCACCGGCTACAACGTGCGGATTTACGGCGAGTCGTATTTCAAAGTTTCGTCCAGCTACGTTTCCGGCGTGGTCACGGTCCAGAAGGATACGGTTGCGCCATCGGTTCCGACGAGCCTCACGGCAAACATCGGCACGGGCAAGGCGGTGTCGCTAGACTGGGATGACGTCACCGTCGCAGATCTCAGCGAGTATGGCGTTTATCGCAACACCACCGGAGTCACGCCGGCGAGCACGGTCGCAGACAAGATTGCCGAGACGCGCAGCTCGCGATTCTTCGATGCCGAGGTCACGGTCGGTACTACTTATTACTACTGGGTCAACGCTTACGATCGGTTAGAGAACGTGTCGGACTTCTCAAATCGCGCGTTTGCTCGACCGCTTGGCGTCACAGCGTCACCTGACCTGACGCCTCCGAGCACGCCAAGTGCGCCGACGTTCAAGAGCGAGCGCACGTACCTCGCCTCGGACGGAACCGCTCTTGCGGCGATTGTCTTGACCGTTCCGGCTGTCCCGTCTGGTGGTGTTGCACTCGACGTTCTCTCGCGCGTGTCTGGCGCTGACGGTTACAAGGTCGAAGGTCAGATCGACAACGTTGCTGCGTCAGCGTTTGAGGTAGACGACCTGACACCTGGCGTTTCCTACGACTTTGCTTGTCGTGGCGTCAATGCTTCTGGAATCTACTCGGCGCTTTCGACTGCGCTGACTCGCACGGCAGCCAGCAGCACAACGGCTCCTGCTGCTCCGACCAACGTGTCGATCACGTCAACCGGAATCATTCCTGAATACTTTCCCGGTACTCAGGTGCTCCTATTTGGCACGCGCGTTTTGTGGGACGCTTCGACGGAAACCGATTTCTCGTACTACGAGGCAAAGGTCGTTAGCACGAACGATCCAAACGCGACGTCGTATAACTGGACGCCTGGTCCTACGGGCGGGCTGCTTCAGACGCGCGAGAACGAGGCGTACTTCTACAACGCACTACTCAACGCCGGTTACGTCTACGTCCGCAGCGTCAATCGCGCCAAGGTTGCGAGCACTTGGGTTTATGGCGGCAACGCGAACAGCGCAGCCAACACAGGCTACACCTCACTTGGCAGGCAGGAATCGAGTAACGTCTCGGTGACAGGAGGCACGGTCAACTCGGTGACCATGAATGCGGTCAGCATTACCGCAACCAAGGTCAAGGTGCCGATTACCGTTTCCGGTACGCAGTACCGAGGACTTGAGGCCAACGAGACGACCGCAGTCGATGTCTACGCGGTCAATCTTCGTGTCTACGACAGCACAACGACCCAGAAGCTGCGCGTCGATAACGCGACCGGCGAAGTCTACGTACAGTCTGCGAAGGTTTTGTCGACACGGTACGGCACGACGCCGGCCACTCTGAGCGAAGTTATTTCCGCTCTTCAGCATCACGGCCTAGTTCCCTAAGTCATGGCACTCAAACTCAGCATCACACTTCCGAACGGCGCGTCTGGCGACTATCTGCGACTGGTCAACGTCGAGTGGGACCGCAACCTTGAAAGCGCGTTGGCTTACCTCGCCTTGT